ATCAAGTATAACCGTGTGCTACTGACGCGGCCCCTATTCAGGGGCCTTGTCTGCATCGACCACTGGCGTTGGGTCGACGCTACCTTTGTCCGCTTTCGCGGATTCCTTTTCCTGCTTCTTGATCTCTGCTTGTTTTGCATCAACCATCGCAAGAAACTTAGCCGGATCGTTATCAACTTGCGCTCTCACTTCTCCAGGCAATGAAAGAAACGCAGCATCCGCTTCTTTCATCATATTCTGCAACTCGTGGTAATCCTTTGGAATTACCGTTGCATCGAATTCCTTCCAATTTACATCTTGAGCGGGAAGAACGCCGTATTTCCTAATCATTACATTTAAATCTGTTTCAGACTTCATATTCTGCTGCGCTAAACTTTCGTCTTCACAAACGAGCGCGGTGTTTTTCGACACCTCATCCCGGTCATAATTGTAAGGGGTTCTAACTTCCATCATCTGCCTCCTTTAAGCAGCTGCCGTACCATGAACAAAAATTTAGTGACTTCGCCACCATTACTTTGATCTATACTTTTCCACATTTCGGCAGCAATCTGCCTTTCAACCAAGTCGGCTTTATTTAAATCTCGGATAGTCTGATTAACTTGCTCTTGACTTAACTTAACTCCAAACTCAGCACTTTTTACCAACGTATCAGCTTTAATATTCTCTATCTCTGACAACATTTTACTGACACGCTGTTTACTCTCTTGTACCGCTTGATCAGCCTGACCAGCACTACTTAACGCAGCACTAGTTTGAGCTCTGCTCAAATCAGGCCTTGTCATCTCTGTAACAGTTTCCGCCCTAGCTTTGGCCGCCTGAGCACTATACAAATTCGCTTGTTCATTCGTCGCTTTAACTTGCGACTTATTTAATTCACGTTGCAAATCTACCTTTCTGCCTTCGCTATACGCTTGTCCATAATCAGCTACTTGCGCTACCGCGCCAGACGGAGTGCTTGCACCTCCGACCTTTGCTGCCAACATCGGATTAATACCCGCTGATTTCATATCCTTTACAGCACGCTGATATGACGTATTCGACATCCTTTCTTGAAAATCTCGATTCGCACGAGCTTGCCTAGCATTAGATCGATTGGTCATTTCTGTACCAATCAATCTTCCTATTGCATCAAACATCAGAAATGATCCACCAATCCAGGCACACTATACATCGGCATTGGTCGCGCCATATCCACGTTAAAAAACGCATCAAATATAAACTGCTTACCATTTGCTTCCGAACCTACTGCCACTACACGATCAACAGGAGGGTTATCCTCAATAAACGTGGCATTAAGAGTTGGCAAAGAACCAAAATTCTGAGCCAAATGCCACGCATCTAATGTACCCGCTGATGTTGACCGCATATAACCAGTAACTTGACTGGGCTTGTAACGATATTCTGCCCACCGTTCCTGATAACCAAATACGCCATCGTCATTAGCCGTGCCGTCACAATAAATTTCCCTATTCTCAATAGCTTGTTCGCCAAGATGCGAAAAGACTGGGAAATAAAAATCATACCGCGTACTACGCGAATACATCTTATGGAGGCCTTGTTGGTACGTCAGGTCAGCCCGTACCGATGCAAGGCCGATAATAATGCCATGCTCAGTAAAAGACTGAGAAAAACCGTGGCCGTCAGCCAAACCAGTGCCAACAGCACCCAACGTCCCAAGCGGAGTGTCGGATCCAGTAACCGCTGTTGCACTTTGCTGAGCAATTGGATTAATAACGATCGGAGCACTACCGCCTCCTAAATATTCTGGTCGCTGTAAACGTGCGTCTGGACTAATAACGCCAAAATGGCTCCGCACGATCTCTGTATATCGTGTACCTCCGCGTGCATCACGTTCTAACAAACGCTGTACTTGGAAACTATTACGAATGGAATTAATAGTCGCCGCTGTCGCTGTCGACAAATCCGCAAATAAACGATTGGCGTCACCTTGATAACTTGTATTTCCAGATGACGTTAAATATCCACTAGCACCAATTTGCAATGGATAATAATCGCTTCCACGATCTGGAGCGCTAATAGTAACCTCTGCATTCGAAGTCAAATCTGTAGCCACATAAGCTTTATCGCCTAACGGCAAAGTTACCGCGTCACCTTTCTGAGGCCACGGCAGGGCAGAGGTAAAGTAATCATGCCGCTTTCCGCGTCGTAATAATGTGTAATTAGAATAGGTGTCCGGCCCATCGCCTTTATCAACCGTAACACTGTCTTGCAAATTCTCATCACGGAACCATTCGTTCCAGATGAGATTATATGCTCTTGTAAATAAGGCCGAGTGGGTAACCGTACTTGCCGCATCAACTTGTCCTGCTGTTGGCAGTCCCATGTAATCCTGCAGTGAATTCACCGCATAACCGCCTGTAGGACTGGTCATTGTCGGTATCGTGTAATCGATACTGCTATCAGGGTTCGGATCTCTCTCACCCATAAACCTTTGCCAATTCGACCAAACTAATCGATTTGGAACAAAGAAAAAGAAGGTGTCCAGGTACATATTGTCCATAACTGGGAAGAGGGGAGTTGCCAGTCGTGTAAACGCCGTCATCCGACAGTTAAAACTGTCACCTGGAAGCACCTCGTCCACAAAAATTGGGACTAAATTGCCCGCGTCAAAAGCCGTCTTTAACGTTTTTTGCGCGTTAAACTTCGAGCGGGGTATTTCCGCTCGAGGTATCATTGAAAATTGATGTGCATTTGCACTCTGGTTTCTATGCATCATTGGCATTGACATTCTCCAATTTCAAACTTGAGCAGTTAGCTAACTTCTCTGGTATATCGAAACAAACAAGCTTTCCTGTTTGTTCATCCCATGTACCTATAACATATAGGTCAAAATCAGACGCATGGTTATGCAATTGCGCATTTTGCGGATTGTTCACAGCGTCTTGAAACTCTCTTAAGGCGACACCCCTTGTTGGTGGATAGAAGGGATCTTTATATGCATTTGCTACATTGTCGTATAAAACTACTACTGGCTTTTCCATCATAAGTTCCTTTGTAATCTTTCTAATTTGGCTTGGAGCACTTTTTGACGTGCGCCAAGATCTGGTTGTTGTTCCTCGCATTCTTTAACTCC